CTAGATTGGATGAGGTTCTTGCTAAAACAAGAAAATTACAAGAGCAAATAGATGCTTTAACTGCAGAAAAAGAAGCTCCTACACCTGATCCAGCTCCTCAGCCTTATGATTTCGATGCTAAAGAACTTTTATATCAAGACCATGTACTTAATGGTGAGACTGAAAAAGCTGTAGCTTTGAGAAAAGAGATACGAGCAGCTGAAAAAGCACAGCTTGAGTATGAAATGGGTCAGAAGTTCAGTCAACATACTACTGAAAGTCAACAATTAAATGATTTACAGGTTGTAGCTAAAGAAATAGAAGCAAAATATCCTGTTTTTGATAAAACTTCTGAAGTTTTTAACGAAGATTATACTAATGAAGTGTTAGAACTACGAGATGCTTTTGTAACTAGGGGTACTGTGCCCGCAGAAGCTCTTAAAAAAGCAGTAAATTATGTAGTAAATAGTAATAATCTAGATACGCCAACAGAAACTACTACTTTATCAGAACAACCTAAACAACCTGCACCTAAACAAGTTGATCAAGTTGCTAAAAAACGTAAAGAAGTAAAGAAAAAATTAAAAGCCGCAGAGTCTCAACCACCCGATATGCCTGGTGAGAGTTCTGCCGCACACGGAGAAAAAACCGTTGATATAGCTTCTATGAGTGAAGATGAGTTTAATGCTTTACCAGAGGCTACATTAAAACGACTTCGTGGTGATATAGGATAAAAATTTGAGGGTTATCTAGCTTATCAAGCTATATGATAAGTAGGTAAACAATACGGTGCTAGATTTCCCTCAAATATTAAGTTATCCTTGCTATAGTTTCGTCCGTTTAAACGATATTAAACCGTAGTCGCTGACGTAAAAAAGCGTATATTCGCCTTGCAGGGCGTAAAATATGCTGAGTTCGTAACTCTAAAATACGTAAAACCGTTCTCCCTACGATAGTGGGTATACGGATTATACTGCTCCAAAAGTCAGTTAAGTAAAAATAGTTAATAATGTAAGGAGTTTAGCGATGGCTAATACCAATTTTGCATCATTGACTTCAAACCAACTTACGGCTTGGAGTCGTGATTTCTGGCGAGTGGCACGTAATATGTCATTCATCAATCAGTTCGCTGGAACTGGTTCCAATGCTATGGTGCAGAGAATTACAGATCTAACAAGATCCGAAAAAGGTACCAAAGCGGTAATAACCTTGCTTGCTGACATGACAGGTGATGGTGTCACAGGCGACAACACTTTGGAAGGTAATGAAGAATCTCTAAGAGCTTTCGATATTACCATTCAACTTGATCAACTACGTTTTGCTAACAGACTAGCAGGTCGTTTAGCTGACCAAAAGAGTGTTGTAAATTTTAGAGAAAACTCTAGAGATGCACTAGCTTATGCTATAGCAGATCGTATTGACCAGTTAGCGTTCTTAACACTTTCTGGTGTTGCGTATACTTCGAAAACAAACGGAGCTACACGTAATACTTCTGCTACAACTGGACATGAGTTAGCTGACCTTGAGTTTGCATCGGATGTTTCAGCCCCAACAACAAATCGTCACAGACGATGGGATGCCACGGACGGTCTATCAGCAGGTGATACCACAGCTGTAGCAGCTGCGGACACTCTAGCTTACAAATGTATTGTTGAAACTAAAGCATATGCTAAAGACAACTACATTCGTGGTGTTAGAGGACCTGGTGGAGAAGAAATGTTTTACATGTTTGTAACTCCACAACAAATGGCCGATCTAAAACTTGATTCAGATTTTCTTGCTAACGTACGTCAAGCAAGTCTACGAGGACCTCAGAACCAGTTATTTGCTGGAAGCTCTAGTCTAATGGTAGACGGTGTTATGATAAGCGAGTTCAGACACGTTTATAACACTGCTGGTGCTGCAAGCGGATCTAAATTTGGATCTAGTGGAACAGTAAATGGTGCACGAGCACTGTTCTGTGGTGCACAAGCCCTTGCTATGGCTGATATCGGTTTACCTGAAATAGTTGAAGAAAGCTTTGACTATGGAAACCAACAAGGTATCAGTATTGGTAAGATTTTCGGCCTCCGTAAACCAAAGTATAATAGTGATTACAATGGGTCTGTTGAAGACTTTGGAGTAATTGCTGTCGATACAGCTTTCTAAGGAGGATTAATAAATGGCTACCATAGCAACTTTATATAAGTCAGGTGAAGTAGAAGGTAATTCTGCATACGTACAGCATCCAGGCGGTATGTTTGTAAGGAAAACCGTATTCTCTAGTCCTGTATTTGTGGTCAATGACGTAGTACAACTTGTAGACGTTTTTGCAGGGGAAACTTTGCATAGTATAGTTATCAAGTCTACTGATATTGACACTAATGGTTCTCCAGCAATTGTTCTTGACGTAGGTTACGGTAACAGTACTACTGAAACTGCATCTACTTCAGATGACATTATTGATGGTTCAACCATTGGTCAAGGCTCAGGTGTTGCAATCGCCAGTGCTTTGGATGCAGACTCGGACGGTGGAACTGCTTTTGCAGCAGGGCCCCTAGAGTTTACAGCTACAGATACGATTGACCTACATGTACAAACAGCTCCAGCTACAGGTGCAACAGGTACAATCACATTCTTTGCTTACTTTAGTAAGTAGTTTGAAAAACTGTGACCTCCTCTTCGGGGGAGGTCATATTTAACTAAGGAGTAGTTAATGAAAATTATATGCACTGAAGATATGCGAATAGCTTCTTTAAGTGGGCACGTTGTGCTTATAAAAGCAAATGAACCTAGAGAGTTACCAGAACATTTAGGTATTTTAGCATTAGAGCAAGGAGCTAAAATCTTTTCAGAGCAACCTGAAGTTATTGAAGAAGTAACTGAAATAGCCGAAGAAAAAGTAGAGATTGTTGTTGAGGAGGAGGATGACGACTTTCAAAAATTAGTAAATATTATGACAACACTAATTGATGAAGGTAATCCAGATAACTTTAAAGTTGATGGAACTCCCAAAGCAGTCGTAGTTAATAAACTTAGTGGCTCTACCATAACTAGTGAACAGCGAGAAGCTGCATGGGAAGAGGCTCTTAACTTACGTTGAGGTAGCCGATGGCTTTAACAGTTAAAAATATTCTAGATAGGGTACAAATATCCTTACAAGATACTACCAACATACGATGGACTCAAACAGAGTTACTTAATTATCTTAATGATGCTCAACGTGAAATAGCATTATTAAAACCCGATGCTACATCTATTAATACAAACATCCAATTAGCTACTGGAACACAGCAGTCTATACCTACTGGTGGTTGTAGAATATTGCGAGTTATTCGTAATATGGCTAGTACTGCAGGTGATGCTGCAGGTGGTAGGGTAATACGCCAAGTATCAAGAGAAATATTAGATGCACAAGACCCAAACTGGCATACAACATCTGCTACAGGTTTAGCTAAACATACAAATATAGTTAGACATTGGGTATATGACGAAATGGACCCAAAAACTTTTTATGTATATCCAGGAGTTTCAGGCAGTGCTTTTGTAGAAATAGTTTATTCAGTAGTACCAGGAGTGCTTGATTATTCTAGCAGTGGTTCTTCTGAATTAGGAGTTAGTGATATATATGCAAATGCTGTTATAAATTTTATTTTATATAAAGCATATAATAAAGATTCAGAGACAGCTATTAATCAAAATAAAGCTAGCGGTTACTATGCTCTATTTAATGCTGCTATAGGGCAAAAAACCCAACTTGATTTAGCT